AGGTTTAGGTTTAACTGGTAAGTACAATACTGCTAGATGGGAATATACTTCAAACTCGAACTATTGGACTGGTGTAATGGGTTGGGGTAGAACCGATATGAACTACCTAACTAACTGGGGTTCTGGATTCTTTGATACTTGGTCTTCACCTTCAAACTCTCCGGGTGATACTTCTCACTTCGTTGGTGTACAAGCATATCACTATACTTGGACAACGGGTAGAGGTTATGGTTGGCAAATTGCTGGTGGACCAACTTCATCTTTATGGTGGAGAAATGTTTGGAGTACATTTAGTGGTTGGAGAAGATTTATTGATAGTGGTAACATTGGTTCACAATCAGTAGCATACGCATCTTCAGCTGGAAATGCTGATACTGTTGATGGATATCATGCATCATCTATGGTTCCAAATGGTTCAAATGTTAGATATACATTTGGTTTATTTAGACCTTATGGTGTAGGTGGTAACTCTGGACATGGTACTCAAGCTTATGATATCTACCAAGAAGGTGGTAGTTGGTCATATCCTTATCCTGATATGAGAATTGCATATCACACTGGATTAAAATTCGGTGCTAACGCTGGTTCATATCAAGGTGTAAGATTGTACTCTGATTATGATATGAGTGGAATCCTAATCCAATTGAGTGGTTCTTCAAACTATTCATTCTGGTACACATGGCAGAGATTGGAGGGATACCATGGTATCTATTCTTCATACAACTCAGCACACTTCTATCCAAACAACTATACCTATGGTACTTGGAGAATGGATGGTAATAGAAATGGATATTGGGGTATTGCATGGAGTGCACCTAATGTTCCTACTTTGATGTTTAATGGTGCTGGTGGTAGTGGTGGTATCTATTATCAGTCTGGTAGATGGGCATTCTATCACTATTATCCAAACAATTGTATTGGTATTGGTACATCATCTACATCTTCATCATATGGTATGTATGTAAACAGAGGTATCTACGCTACACAGGATATTGTTGCATACTCAGATAGAAGAAAGAAAGAAAACATTGAAACTGTTGATAACGCTATTAGTATCTTAATGGAACTAAGAGGTGTTTTCTATAATAGAATTGATGATGAAAGTAAGAAAAGAAACATTGGTGTAATCGCACAAGAAGTAGAAGAGATACTTCCTGAAGTTGTAACTTACGCTGAAGATGTTGATGAATATGGTGTTGCTTATGGTAATTTTGCTGGATTATTCATTGAAGCAATTAAAGAACAACAACAAACTATTGAAAAACAACAAGCTGAAATTGATGAGTTGAAAGAAATGGTAAAAAAATTGTTGAATAAGTAAAAGTTATATATTTATATATAAAGGAAAAATAAAGATATGGCACTAATAAAAGATTTTGAAATACTTGGAACTGGTTTAGTAGTTTCCAATGCGTATCATGTAGTTACAAAAGTTGATATTGAGAAAAGATTACAAGATGTACCTGGTCCTGTTGATGAATCAAGACCAGATGGTATAACTGCTGGTTCTCAAGAAGAAGGTAAAGAAGTTTATTGGAAGGCGGGTTATGTTGGTACAATAGCAATAAGTGTTTGGAAAGATAAAGAAGCTAGAGATAATGGTTCAAATGCTATTGGATATGTTGGTGCTCAGGCATCTGAAAAGAAATATGGTGTTGATGTTGCTACTCCTGGTAGTGATGTGGAAATTAGATTCTTTTTAGATATGGAATCAACTGCATCTCACATTGAACAAGCCTATACTCATTTATTAACAACCCCTTATTATAGTGGTTCTGCTGTAAGTGCATAATATTTTTAAAAAAGAACTTAATATTTATACAAAAGGAAAAAAGAGAAATGGCATTATTAATTAACAAAACAATTGGTACTAACAGAGGAACTACTGATTCTGCCTATGTAAGAATTGAAAGATTTGAAGTAGATTCTTATACAGGTACAATGAGAGTATTCCCTACATTGTATATGAATTCAGATACAGCTGCTAGTGCATCTACTTCTGAATTTAACGAATATAATCCAGCACCTATGAAAGAACAATATGGTTGTTCTAATGTTAATGTTGCTGAGACTTATAAATTTTATTTAACATCATCTATTGAAGCAACTAGGATGGTTGAGGTAACTCAAGAAGTTAGTTCTTCACATGAGATTGAAATACCAGAAGGAACTGGTTCAAGAACTGAGATTACATGGACTACTGAAATTTCTCAAAGTATGGTTGAACAAACTTATATGAAACCAATGGTCGATGTATCAGCTATTACAGGTAGTACTGTATATGATTTTGCATATCCTTTACTAAAATATGAATTAAAGAAAGCATTTGGTTCAGATTCTATTTTAGATATTTAAAAGTAAAAATCTCTTTTGAACTTTTTCGTTATATTTATATGTGTATTTTGAACATACGAAAATCGTAATAATATACTTGGAGAAAAAATAACATGGCAGAAAGAATTGTATCACCTGGCGTTTTTACAAGAGAAAATGATTTATCATTCTTGGCGCAGGGTATCGGAGAAATTGGAGCAGCATTTATCGGACCTTTCAAAAAAGGACCTGCATTTGTTCCCACAATCGTAAGAACTCAATCAGAATTTGAGGAGAAGTTTGGTACTCCCGATGGGACTTACTATACTGATTACGCAGTACAAAATTACCTAAGAGAAGCAGGAGTTGCAACTATTGTAAGAGTTGCTGGTGTTGGTGGATATTTCCATACTGCACCTATCGCTTTAGCAGCATCTGGTTCTGGGGGTATGAAAATCGTAGCAACATTACATGCAACCGCTAATGGAGATGAATCAACTGGATTCCCAAATGCATCAGTAAGTGCATCGGCATCTGAAACTGGTTCATTCCACTTACAAGCTGATGGTATCTCTTTAATTTCATCTTCTTTATTAACTTCTAAAGGAAATGATGTTAAGGATGTATTTGGTGGAAGTCCATTCGGTTCTAAAGATGGATATGTTTATTCTTACTTTGAAAACACCGCAGATAACTTTACATATGATGTATCAAGTGGTGAGCAAGTTCAATTAGTAAGTTTAAGTACACAAGACTTTACTACTGATGCTAGTGTAGCATCTACACCTTGGGTTAAATCACAACTAATCTCCGATGAAAGATATGAGTTGTTCAAATTCCATACATTAGGTCATGGTAATGGTGAAAACACAAGATTTAAAGTATCAATCTCCAATGTAAAAGCAGCGGGTGAAGATGGTTCAACTGATTACTCAGTATTTAGTGTAACTATTCGTTCATTCTCTGATACTGATAAGAGAAAATCAGTATTGGAAACATTTAACAATGTAAACTTAGACCCAGCATCTCCAAACTTTATCGCAAGAGTAATTGGTGATAGAAACATCACAATTGATGCAAATGGTAAGATTACTGAAACTGGTGATTGGGTAAATAATTCAAAATACATTAGAGTAGAAGTTAAAGCACAAGGTTCTTATCCTGTATCTGCAGCACCTTTCGCTCATGAAGGATACACTAACCCAATTTATGTTGGTGGTGATGAAACTATGGTACCTGCTGTAACTTATACAACTGATTCAACTGGTAACACTGCTGGTTCACCAATTTATTACTCTGGTTTTGATTTTGAATCTGCTGGAGTTAAGATTGATAATGGTCATTATTTAAAACCACTTCCTGTTGGAGCTGAAACTGGTTCAAATGTGGACTTCGGATTTGATTCTCAATTATCATATGAAATGACTGGTTCAGATTCATCTGATATGGTTAAGAGACAATTCACTTTAGCATTCCAAGGTGGTTTTGATGGTATGAGCCCAACTAGAAAATCAGCTAAGCCAGGTGATGGTGGTACTGGTATCAACGAATGGGGAGCTGGTAACTCACAAGGATTTGATTTAACTGATTCTGCAGCAAGTGGTTCGGTAGCATACACAAAAGCAATCAACGCTGTATCTAACCCTGATGAGTTTGATATCAATATGGTAGTAACTCCGGGTATTGTAAGAAGATTACACTCATCGGTAACTACTAAAGTAACTGATATGGTAGAAGCTAGAGCAGATGCATTCTACATCGCTGATTTCAACGATTATCAAGATACTATCGCTCAAGCAACTACACAAGCTACTTCAGTAGATTCTAACTATGTAGCAACTTACTACCCTTGGGTTAAGACAGTAGATACAAATACAAACAAATTAATCTCAGTTCCACCTTCAGTATTACTACCTGCTGTGTACGCATCAAATGACGCTATCGCAGCTGAATGGTTCGCACCTGCTGGTTTGAATAGAGGTGGTATCGTAGGAGCAGTTTCAGTTCTTAATAGATTGACTCACTCTGAAAGAGATACATTATACGAAAACAAAGTAAACCCAATCGCTTCATTCCCTGGACAAGGTATTGTTGCATTCGGACAGAAAACATTGCAAGATAGAGCATCAGCATTGGATAGAATCAATGTAAGAAGATTATTAATCAATGTTAAGAAATTCGTAGCATCTACATCTCGTTACTTAGTATTTGAACAAAATACGGCAACAACTCGTGGTAGATTCATCAACACTGTACAACCTTACTTAGAAGGTATCCAACAAAGACAAGGATTGTACGCATTCAAAGTAGTTATGGATGAAACTAACAACACACCTGATGTAGTTGATAGAAACATTTTAGCTGGACAGATTTTCCTACAACCTGCTAAGACCGCTGAATTCATTGTAATTGATTTCAACATCTTACCAACAGGAGCATCGTTCTCAGCATAACAAATAAAAAAACGAAAAACTAATATTTATTAGTATATAAAGGAGAAAAAACAAAATGGCAGAAGTATTAGAATTTAACGAAATGTTCTTCACTCAGTTTGAGCCGAAGATGAAGAACAGATATATTATGGAAATTGATGGTATTCAATCATACCTAATCAAAACCGCTAATAGACCATCTATCAACTTTGAAACTGTAAAGTTAGACCACATCAACACTTACAGAAAACTTCAAGGTAAAGGTGAATGGCAAGATATAGAGATTACTCTATATGACCCAATCGTTCCTTCAGGTGCTCAGCAAGTGATGGAATGGGTAAGATTAGGATACGAATCTTTAACTGGTAGAAAAGGATACGCTGATTTCTACAAAAAAGATATTGATTTCTATATGTTAGGACCTGTTGGTGATAAGATTGAGCAATGGAAGTTAAAAGGTGCATTTATTGTATCAGCTAACTTTAATGATTTAGATTTCTCCTCTAATGACCCTGCTGATATCTCACTAACATTAGGATACGATTACGCTATTTTGGAATTCTAAAATATAATCCACTACTATATTTCACTTTGAGAGAGGTTCTTTTCGTAAGAATCTCTCTTTTTTTTTCAACTTTTTTCTTTCTATATACTTATATATACAAACAAAATTATAATGTTATGAGTGAAAATAAATTTGATTTTCCAACTGAGGTAATTGATTTACCTTCAAAAGGTCTAACATATCCTGAAGGACATCCTTTGAGAAAGGGAAGTATTGAAATCAAATACATGACTGCAAGAGAAGAAGATATCCTTGCATCTCAGACTTTGATTAAAAAGGGTATTGTATTAGATAAGTTATTTGAATCGGTAGTGGTAGAACCTGGTTTGAGTATTAATGATGTGTTTATTGGTGATAAAAACGCAATCTTACTAGCAACTAGAGTAATGGGTTATGGACCTGAATATCAGGTTGAAATAACTGACCCATTTACATTAGAAACACAAAAAACTACCATTGATTTATCAAAAGTAAAAACAAAAGATTTTGAGGAATCTTTGTTGAATGGTGATAATAGATACAAATTTAAATTACCTAAATCCGGAAAAGAACTTGAATTCAAACTCCTTACACATGGTGATGAATTGGAAATCACTAAAGAAATTCAATCATTAGAGAGATTATATAAAGGTAAAGGTGAAAAATCGTTTGATGTAACTACTCGTTTGAAGTATATGATTCAATCAGTAGATGGAAATACCGATAGAGGTTATATCACAAAATGGGTTCAGAATGAGTTCTTAGCATTAGATACCAAAGCATTTAGAAAATATGTTAAACAAATAAGTCCTGATATGGACTTAACATTCGAGTTTACTTCAGAACTCACGGGCGAAACGGAGGCGCTCGATATCCCGTTTGGGGTATCGTTTTTTTACCCTTCCGAATGATTATAGTATCCAACTTCATAACCAAATTTGGGAGTTGGTTAATTTTGGTAACGGATTTACTTGGAGAGATGTTTACTTCATGCCTATACAATGGAGAAAGTTCTACTTTAAGAAGTTAGTGGAGTTAAAAAAGAAAGAAGCTGAAGAATATAAAAAGGTTGAAAGAAAATCA